TGTAGTCAAGAACACCGGCCATCTGTAGAGCAGAAGCAACGTCTGATGAACAGATTACGATGTTACCCTTACCACGACGTGTGTCTTTTGCAATCTGGTTAGCTTCTTGTTCAATGTGGAACATCATTCCCTTGAACTTTTCAACTGACCAACGACCGTTTGAGTCTGTGTCAAGATCGAATACACCAGCAGTTGTTGTACCTGTCTGAGCACCACGAACAGCTGAAACGTTGATTGTACGGATAACTTCACGGTTGATTTCAGCAAGAATTTCTGACTGAAGGATGTTAGCCAATTCTGTTTCAGCATCGAGACCATGAACTGCCTTCAAGTCTTGTGCAAGTTCAATAGTGTATTCTGCCTTTAGAGCACGTGATACTGCAGTAACAGCAACCTTATCGATTGAGAATGCCATTTCTGGGAATGTATATGTTGAACCATATGCTTCCGCAGTAGTTGTAGCAGCACCAGTAGCATAGTTGTAATATGTTGTATTTGACTGTGCAGGATTTGATGGGAATGTTGTACCAACTTGGTTTTGACCAGCACCTGTTGTTGGGTCACCACCAGGAGTTACCTGAGAAGCGATTGAAGAGAATGCTGTGTTAACTTCGTTGTAGAATGTTTCATTGCCCTTTGCAGTTGAGTTCGCATACTGTGAACGCATTGCGAAGATCAAGCCTGTTGGACCTGTCATTGGCTGAACGCCGCAGATGTCATAAGCAATAAGATTTGGCATTGAACGACGAATCAATGAAATCAAGATTGGATCATAACCTGCAACGCCTGTACCACCTGCGCCACCATATCCACCTGTACCAACTGCGTTGATACCTGTTTCAAAAAGATTCTGAGATCCGCCTTGTGCAGCTTGCTCTCTCATCATTTTTTCTGTGTTCTCAAGAAGAACAGCAGTGACATTACGCTTGTGTGCATCAGTGATTCTGCCAAGATCTTCGTGCTCAAGAATTGGCTTCCACTTTGCAATTAATTCTTCATTAAAACCGATCATTTGTGTTTCTCCTTTAGAGTAGTTAACTATATTTTTTATTTATTAAATATTACTTTTTAACAGTTTTCGAAATATAAGAAGCTAGTGCTTGAATATCTGGATCAGTTGAACCAACTACTTTTGCAGGCTCTTCAATTGTTTCGCTCAAAAGCTGGTCTTTAACAACCTTTACTGCTTCACCATTCTTAGGGAAATATGTTTCCTTAATGATGGCAACTTTCTTGCGAAATTCATTAGTATCGGAATAGTTGATCGCTTCTGCAAGCTTCACAAACTTTTCCTTCTGAACATCTGTCATTCCTTCTGACATTGAAGTCTTGATATCATGTACTTCTTTTTCTGTCACTGTCTTGTTCAATTCAATGTTCTTTTCAGTTTGTTCGTTTAGACGAGTCTTAAGAGATTCAATCTCTTCTGCCATAGTCTCTACAACATCAACCTGATCATCAGGAATATTTACGTAGTGTTCTTCGAAAACATTCTTTAGGCTAGCCATGAAAGATTCTGCCATATTAGTGCGAATGTTGTTTTGGATAGCAAGTTTGTTTTCGTTGATCCATTCTGCTACTGCATAATTAAGATAGTTGTCAACATTTTCAACCATCTCATTCTTAATTTCTTCAACAGACTCTTCTAGAGTTTGTTCGAATTGTTCTTCAATCTGTGCTTGAAGTGAAGCATAATGTTCTTCAATTTTTGCAACTTCAAGATTAACTCTTGTTGAAACAGCTGCTTCAAAAAGTGTTTCAGCTTTAATTCTGAAATCTTCTGAAAGATCTTCAGAACCACCAAATAGAAGTGCTAGATCTTCTTTTGCAAGCATTGTTGGGTGAACAGCAATTTCACCAGTTTCTTTGTGCATTGGGTCTTTTGGCTTACCAGAAGACTTAATAGTAGCCATATTCTTTTCTGAATTATCACCAACTGCATCAGAAGCATCCTCTATAGACTTAAATCTTTCTGCAGGTGTTGTTTGACCTGGCATATATTCAGCTGTTCCTACGCTTGCAATAAATGCAGCAAGATCTTCCTTGCTTGCCTTTGCAGCATAGTCAACCATCTTAGCCATTAGTTCTGTGCGTGAAAGACCAGTTGGCTTTGCAGCAATAGAAGCCATGTTAGAAGACGCTGTACCATCTTCATTAACAAGGTCTAAAATTTGATCTGTTTGATTCTTTTCGTCAGACATTAGATTCTCCTAAGTTAATATAAATTATTTATGTAATTATAATTTTGAAAGAAAATGTTTGAAGACTCTTAATTTGGCTTCTGTTAAGTCAGCCTTAGGAGCTTCTTTAATGATCTTTTTATGTTGCTCTACTGTTTGTGCTTTTAATACACCATTGTTCCAAACCCACTCAACGCCTTCCATAACACCATTTACATAGGCATCAGGAGCGGAAGGATCTGCAACAATATCTGCAGCAGTAGCTAAAAAGAAATCGTCTTGAACAACATTAACACCATTGACTTCTTTGAGTGAACCCATGCCACGAGAAGAAACACCAAGTGTAGCACCTTCCGACATTAGGTTCTTCACAATGTTACCATATGGCGTATCCATAATCTTGGCTTTACCAATAAAGTTGTTGCCTTCTCTTTTTAGAGACTTGATCATCATGCAAACACGTTCTAAATTAATAGAAGGTCCAGAAGGATGTCCTAGTTCACCATATGCACGATTTTTATCAATATTCTCTTTTGTGTAACGAACTACTTCGTTTTCGAGAATATTTGGATCATACATTCTTCCATTACGGTTGGTGATGCCACCTTGCAAAAAGATACCTTCAATGTAAAGGTTCTTTTTACCTTCTGCACCTTCCTCGGCAATGTATTTTACTTCTTCTGTTACCTCTGTAATCAGTTTCATTTAGATACCCTGTTCAACTGCAAATTGCAACAATTTGAAATAACCATCTTCTTCATCTAACATTTGATTGAAAATTACTCTGTTACTTTCAGATAATTTACCGTATAAATTATTTAGTAATTCTTGTTCTGCCATTAAAATTTCTTCGTTTAATTCATCGAATTCGACAGATTCAACTGCTATTTTTTTCTTAGGAGCAGAACGATCAACAACCTTTGGACCACTTGCAGTCATAATTGTTTCTGCTTTCTTGGGACCTTTATCAGAAGCAGATACATCTTCCTTCATTGACTTTTTTGCCATTGAACCAAGAGTAATCTTTGGCTTTGGTGCTTCTTCCTTTTCACCTCTTACTGCAGACATAAATGACTGGTGTGATGCACCAAGACGTCTTTCAAACTTTTCTTTATCAAGAGGTTTCATTGTTGAATGCATGTTTAGAGCCTTCTTAACATGTTCAAGTGGAAGCTTATGCTTTTCACCATTATTAAACTCTGTATGACGATCGCCTCTTAGGTTTTCTGCCTTACGAAGTTGAACAACAATGTGCTCACGACCACCTTCCTCATCACCCTCTGGCTTTGATGAGCCATCTTTACGAGGACGACCACGACGTGCTTCTAAAATTGTATCTAAATTCATTTCTGTTTCCTCTGCTCTATCAGCACCACCTGCCATAGCGGAAGGTATTCTTGATTGATCTGGTTCTAATCTGTGTGATCTAATATTTACTTTGCCAAATTTTCTTGATGGTTTTTCGACAGGTTTATCAGCAATCTCAGCAAGATTTTCATTTGCTTTAGAAAGATCTTCATTCTTTAATGAAACACTTTTTCTTTTGGCTAATGTTTTAATCTTTTCTGGAGAAAATTTCTTGTTGATATTTTCGGCAATTTGTTGGAAAGTTTGCTGATTATCTTCTTCAGTAGATTCTGAATTAAGCTTATATTTTCTTTTTACAGCAGTACCCTCTTTGATAGCATTAGTTCTGATATCTTTGATGGTAATTGTAATATTGCTAGCCATTATTCAGATGCCTTTAGAATTTCTTCAATTAAAGTTTGCTCAGAAGAAGAAAGAACTTGCTCTTTCACATCTTCTGGACTCTTCATTAGATTGTTTTGGAAAGGTGACTTTTGACCTTGTACTTTTCCATAGTTCTTGTGAAGACCCTTCATTCTTAGCTTCATGCCATTAAGAGCTGATTGCTTAACAAGATTCAATGAATCTGTTTCTTCTTTGAGCTTCTTATCATTCTTAGCAATTTCATCATCTCTTTGCTTGTCAGCAGGCTTTTTTTTCATAGAAGCAAGATCAGGCTTCATTGAAGTGGTAACTGTGCTGGAACCATATGTACCAACATTGTCTTCCTTCATATGCTTTTTCATTACTGAGTCATAACCACGCATGAATTCTTTGTATTCAGGAGTGCCTGGTTTATGCCAAGATTTTGCTTTCTTTCCAGTCTTCAATTCTTCTTTTGCAGCATGAACACCATGCTCAAAATGTGAAGTGTTCTTCCAATCAAAATCATCCTTGGCTTCACTCATTGAATGAGGAGTTCCACCACATTCATCACACTTCCAGCCACCTTTTGTTTCTACATAGTGGCCTTCTTTGCAATCCTTACAAAGTCTTGAAGCTTCTTTAATTGGCTTTTCACCATGACGAAGCGCAGCAAGATCACCAGCATCAATCTTGTCTCTTGGTGGTCTTAGTTTTGCAATAGCTTTTTGCTTCGGTGAAAGTTCTTTTTCTTCACGATTCATCATTGGATATGACATTGAAGTAGGAACCCAGTAAGGAGATTCAGGCTCTGGAGCTGGTTCTTCGTTGTATCTTGGATTGATACCATCGTCAGAGAACATTAGATAGTCAAATACATTATCAATTTCTTCTTTCGCTCTTGCTACCTTTGCTTGAACCCATGGTTCTACTTCCATTCCATCAATCATATAGTCTACTAGCTTACCTGCCTTATGAGAAATAGCATTCAATTCAGTCTTTAGCATTGAGCTTGCATAATCTGAATCTTCTGAAACATATTCTTCATTTTGCTTTGCATAGTATGCACCAAGAGCCATCTTACGACGTTCTTCTTTTGACTTACCAGTAAACTTTGGATTTTTTGAATCTATAAAATCACGAATCCACTGACTGGCTGGTGCTTTCTTTGAAAGAACTTCATCAACAGACTCTACTTCTTCTTTTCTTACTCCAGAATCAATGATCTCAGCAGAAGACTTGTTACCACCACCATATGTCATGGCAATCATCTGTCTTAGTTTTTCAGTTGCCTGATCAGTATCTTTTTGATTCTTCAACCAATAAGAAGACATATCATTTGGATTCTTTTGCTTAAGCGCTTGGCCAACGACAGGAGGATTGTTACCTTCCCCATCAGTATCTTCTTTCATGTGCTTTGCACGAATCTTTGCAAGAACTGCTCCTGCAACTTTCTTGCCAGCTTCTTCAGAACCATAACGCTCTGCTGCAGACTTTTCAATCTTTGCAAAGTTCTTTCCTGGCTTGCCAATATCTTTACCATGGCGAGCTGCTTTTGCAGAATAAGCTGCTTCATCCATTTCAACTTCCTCACTGTGGTGAGGAATTCCTGTATGAACACCTCTAATCTTGTATTGTCTTGCAGCAACACTTCCAGATGGATATCTCTTATCCATTGGTTCTGTATTGATTAGCTTACTGATTTTCTTTTCTGTGCCTGGAATATGGCTAGCACGTTGCTTGTTCAATGAAGTAGAAACCAACTTGACTTCGTCAACTTGCTCAAAATCCTCTTCCATTTGATAAGCATGTTCCTGATCTTCATAGCCATTATCAGTTTCAGCATCGTTCATTTTTAATGTTTTATCATATGCTGCGCGATCTTGTCCTGGCTTATTTGAATTAGGAAACTTGTTATCATAAGGCTTCATTGCACCTTTGAAAACGTGCTCCTGATCTGTGACACCAGGTACCAAACTAGTGTGCTTGATTGGATTGTGTAACGCCTTGAAATTCTTTTCACCCTGTGATTGAGGCTGTTCTACCTCATGGATGTTTTGCTTGTTATTGCTCATTTGGCATTTCCTCGGTTGTCTGATATTCTGGTTCTAATTGTTGAGAAGAAGCTACCTCATCATCATTTTGACCACTAATACTACCAAACATGCTTGCTGCAACATCTGCTGTCATTAATTCAATTTGCTGCTCAGCTCTTGCTGTCATTACAGCATCGAGAGCAGGCTTCAAACTAACAGCATCCTTGTTCCACGCATATGCTAAAATATCTTCAACATTACTCATAATAGCCTCCAAATCTTATTTGATATTTATAAAAATTTAATATTATCTTCCAGAGCTTCCTGTATTTGGTACTGCTCTTCCTACGTTTCCAACACCCCCAGGTATGTTTCCTGTTGCAGGATTGGCATCATTTGTTGCAGGTGTTGGTTGCTTAGGTGTAGCATCTTTACCACTACCTTCCAATTGACCAATATTACTAATCTCATCATCTGGATCAGTAATTCCTTGACTTTCTTGTTCAATTTGTGCCATCATTACCTTAATTTCATCATCATTAAGCTTCAATACATTCTTTTTGATCCATTGTTGTGAGAAATAAGAACCAACATATGGTTGAATGTTTGTTAATGTCTGTATTCTTCCTTGAAGAATTTCTGCTTCTTTAAACTCTTCAAAGTGACTATCAATAGCAAAATCAAAATTAATTTGGCGTGAAAGTTGATCCCAATCAGATTCAGCAATTACACCCTTAAGAACCAATTGCTTTTCAAGAGCACCAAGAAGCAAAAGAGAAAATCTTCTTCTTAGACGACCAATAAACTTTGTAAATTTGACTTCATCTCTTGAAATTTCTGATGCTCTACCAAGTGTGAATACTTCTGCAGATGATTGAAGTCTTGAAATAGGAACATTCAAAGATTGATATAGTTTTCTTTGGAAATATTCAACATCAGCCATTTCACCAAGGTTTTGACCAGAAGGAAGAGTTGTAATTTCAGTTCCTCTACTACCTTCACGACGTGGGAACCAATAATCTTCAAGCATCGTCATATACTTGCGGTCGTCTTTAATTGCACCAGTTGTAGCATCATAAACAAGACGGTTTTTATGTTTGACCATCATGTCACGAAGATATTGCTCTGCCTTTGGTGTAGGTAGGTTACCAACATCAATATAAAAAATACGACGTTCAGGTGCACGTGAAATACGATAGATGACAGTTGCATCTTCCAATGTACGAAGTTGGTTTAGTGGCTTGATTGCTTTTTGAATATATGAATAGACCAATGCATTATTTTGATCCATCAAACCTGATGTGACATGGAGGATAGAATCTACTGCAATTTTAATTCCGTTTACAGCACCTGTGTCGAATGGAAGACCAGCATTGCCACCTGCTGGCAAGAAATTCTTTTCGTTGTACACAAAGTATTCTCTTTGTGCAGTTGTGATTGTTACTTCACCTTTGTTTTTTCTCTTGACTTCTCTTACCTTACGGATCTTTCTTGGATCAATGTAACGAAGTTCAAGAATACCTTTTCTTGGGTCTTTTTCATCAATAATTAGATGGTAATACATTCTACCGTCAACATACCATCTTTTGAAAATTTCATATGCTTCTTGTTGGAAATTAAGAAGCTCAAGAACTATTTGAAACTCATCTCTGATACGATTTTTTACATTGTCACCATATTCAACTTTATCAAGGTTAATTGTAACAACTTCTTCTGCATCAGTATCAATAGCTTCATTGACAATATCGTCAATTGCTTGTTCTAATTCTGGTTGTAGTGAGATTTCTCTATACTTGGATACAAGCTCAGATTCTGTTCTTGCTGTACCATCAAGATCAATATAAGTGCCATATGCACCACCTGCTGCAACAATTACAGCACCATCATCATTTACTACAGGAGCAAATGATTCGACTGGTTCCTCTTTTGGACGGGTAATTTCAAAACCTAAAAACTTAGCCATAATATTTCCTTATAAGATAGAGAAGAGCTGCTATTGTATTTATAGCAGCTCTTGATCCCTTATCTTACGAACCACCAGCGTCGCCAGTAGGACCTGAAAGAATTTCAAAAGTGTCGTACTGGAATTGAACTTGGAACTCTTCAATTTCATCCACAGTAGCCCATTGTAGATCAATTGGAGCAACTGTTTCTGGATAAATTCCATTGAACTGATAAGTTCTTAGTTCCTTACCATCCTTACCAAACTGAGTTACAGTTGCCTGTGACTTATAAACACTTGGAGATGAAGATCCAAGAGCAGTAATGTTTGATTGATAAAGATTAATATAGTTGTTCCACTGTTCCATTGCATTTCTTACCAAGAAATCTTCATCGTTGATAATTGTTACTGTCCAAGAATCAAACTTACGATCACCTGCTAGTTTTAATCTTCTACCAAAATATGGTACTTCAATTAATCCTAGAGTAGAAGTTGGAAGCTGAGCTGCCTTACAAAGGAAAGGCAACTTTAGATCTGCGACAGGATTAACAGGATTACTGATAATTACCTGGAATAGTGATGGACGTGCACCGCCGTATACTAACTGAGAGCGGATATCATTAATATTGAAAGCCATTTTTCTTTCCTCTCCTTAATTAGATCTGACCAATAATTTCATTGAAGTCGACACCTGTGCGAACAGCAACAAAGTTCAACTGGATGAAATTGATAGAACGGGCTGGTTTAATGTAGATGTCACCAACAAACTGGTTGGCATCAACTACCTGAGGAGTGTTGTTTGTTGAGTCACAAACTACCTTGAAATCTGTAATACCACGACGACCTTGAATATCTCTCAAGTATGGTGTTACAAGATTACGGAAGTTAGCCTGTGTAAACGCATCATTAAATTCGAATAGTGAATATTGTGCAGCAGTTGAAATTGCCTTTTCAAGGACAATGAACAATCTACGTACGTTAATTCTATCGAATGCAGAAGGTTGAGACTGCATTGTCTTATCACCGTAAAGAACAGTTCCTTGACCTGGGAATGTAACCACTGGGTTAACATTGTTCTTATAAAGAAGGTCGCGGTCTGCTTTCTTTGGATTGTAAGCAAGCTTGACAACGTTCTTGATATTGCCTCTGTTGAATCCTGCTGGAGAATACCATGGATCACGAACTGTATCTGTGTAAACACAGAGACCAGCAATATCACCATTTAGAGGAACCCAACGATACAAATCATTGTACTTGTCATACTGATACTTGTATCCAGAATCCATTACAGCATATGAAGTGTTTCTCATTGCATTTCTTGATGCAAGGATACTTGTTGCTTCATTGCCTGGATTATTTACAACAGCAGAAATTGGAGGTGAAATAAATGCCACACAATCTTTTCTGCTTGATGTGATATTATCTACAATGTAGTTTGCAAGTGTTGCACCGAATGGGTCACCTACAGTTGTTGATTTACCACATAGAACCAATGAAATATCAATTGATTCAGCTGATGAATAAACATCGTATGCATATGCAAGAGAACCAATATCAATGTTTGATTCTGCTAGACCATCATAACCCTGAATGAAGTTGATAGAAGAAACTCCCTGAACATTAGGAACTGGGAATGCATTATTTGTAGTTGCACTTCCTAGGTAATCTGTTGCAGACCAAACATATTGTGAGCTCTGGTTTAGAACATCACGATAATAGATTGAACCACCTTGTAGGCCCTGAGCATCAATAGCACGTGAAAGATTTGGCCATACTTCAAGAATCTGACCAGGAACTCCAGTGAATGATCCAAGATTATCTGTAACAACAATGTGAACTTGATCCGCAATTGCAGTATTCGAAGTTCTATCGCTTACCCATTGTGATCTTCCAGGAGCATTATCTACAGCATTGTAGTACTCCCAAAGTCTTATCATGAAGCTGTTAGTACCATTTGCGGAATTTGTGTAGTTTGACTTCAACTGGTTAACATTTGTAAAGTTAATGTTAAACCAAGAATAGTTACCCACAGTAGTTACAGGACCGACGCTTCCAACTTGTAGATACTGTGTACCAATTGTTGAATTACCAACAAGAACAAAGTCACCAGGAGTGAATGTTGTTGTTAATGAAGAAGCAACACCTGTCGCATACGAAGCATTGTCACTCAATGTTGTAACATTAGCAACTGCACTATTAACATTGATAGCAAATGTAGATTGAGTATTAGTTGGACTATATGTTGTATTTGCAGGATAATAGCTTGCAGGAAGGTTTTGTGAATATGCATTAGCAGAATCACAGATAGAAATTTGTAGAGAATTACCTAGACTTCCTACCCATTTTGCAATAAATGGTGTGTTTGCATTGAATGAGCCTTGTGCTCCTGCAACATCCCAATTGCCTTCCATGTTAAGGAAGCTATTGTAATTTTGGATCACGACGTTTGAGAAAACACTTCCAGTGTTTGCAACAGCATTGTATGCTGTGTTAGAAGCAGCTCTTGAAACATATAGCTGGTTACCATATGCTAGAAAGTTTGCTGCTGTAAAGAATGTTTCGTAATTGTTTGCGTTTGGCTTGCCATATCTTAGAGCCAATTCGTCTTCTGATCCAATTAGGTTAGCGTAATTTACAGGACCCCATCTAAATACACCAGCAAATGCTCCAGTAGTAGTTGATACTGTAGGAACAATGGTAGTTAAGTCATATTCGGATACGCTTACACCAGGACTTACTTGAAATGCCATTTTATTCTCCTTTTATAATAAAATTATCAAATTCTATATGAGTTATTTATAAAAAGTCAGTTTAGAAAAAAACGATTCCACTCATCCTCGGAAACTACGCGATTTAGGTCATCATCTTTCTCGGGACCTGTATCAATAAATCCAAATGGCATAAACGTTTCATTAAAATCCTCCATGATTTTCTTTCTAATATCGGTGTTAGAAACATCCTTGAAGTAATTTTGACTTACCATCCATGCAAACAAAACTAAACACATTACTAAATCATCGTGGTGTCCATCCTCCGCATTATATGAAGAACCATCTACAACGTATGTAGAAATTTCATTAATAATTTCATAATCATTTAAAATAATTTGGTTGTTTTCTATAAGTGACTTTAAGTTAGAACATCCTATTCTTTTTGTAATTTTTGTTGTTTTAATGCCCAATCTTGTTTGACCACCAGTAGCGCCAATTAGAGTTCCTTTTCTTCCACTGGTTTTTGTCATAACAATGTTTTCATATTCGAGATCTTGTTGTAGAATATTAACAACCTGAGATCCAACATTGACTTCAACAAGAACAGATGCATTGTTGTAATATCTTGCAACGTTGTCAATTAGAGTTGGGTACATCAATTCAGAAATATTTGCATTTTTATAGACAGCAACTACTTCGTAAGGCATAACACTACAATCCGTCACAACAAACGTAGAACTATCCTGACCAAGACCCTCAGATACATCAACCGTCATTGTATAAACGTGATTCTCTTCTGGGTGTTTGTATATCTTTAAATAATTGTCTCTATCCGTTTGAATTGGATTATTATATACAAGTTTGGAAAGTACGGAAGGATGGATCAGTGTATTTGTTGATCCCATGAACTCGCACTCAAACTCTTGTCGAAATTGGTCAAGAGAAGTACTACGAATCATTAGTTCTTTCCATGCCTCATCTCTTCCAGGAACATCAGACCAATGAACATCTACTCTTGCGTAGTCATTGTTTCCATTGACAGAATCCATCCAAATCTTATAGAAAAGATTCATCCCATTTGGCGTTGATGTAATCAATAATTTTGATGTTGCACCAGATGTGATTGTAGGGAATACTGATGCAAAGAATGCATCTTGAACATTTCTTGGAACGAACGCAAACTCATCAAGATAAACAAGATTATACGATTGACCACGAACAGCAGAAGATGAGGTAGCAGATGCTAAAATCTTGGAACCATTTTCTAATTCTATGTTACCTTTGTTCCACTCTACTATTCCTTGCTGGAGCCATTTTGGTAGCCATTCATATGCTAACTGGACACGAGAAAGAATTTCTCTTGCTTGTACCTGCTTATTAGCAAGAACTGCAATATTGTAATTTTCATTGAAAAGAATCTTGTGGAGTAGGTATCCAACAACACCTGTTGTTTTACCAACCTGACGAGGCATTTTACAAATTGTAAAACGATTATCCTCAAACGTCTTAAACATATTTCCTTGATAAGGGAATGGATTGAAACTAATCAAACCTTTATCAACAGAAACAATTTTTACATAAGTTTTACAAAAATAATCAATATCTTGAGAACACTTAATGTATTCTTCAATCTGCTCTTTTGTAAATTGTATTTTTACATCTTTGTTCTTTAAGTTTTTATTACCTAGATAAATGTCAGCCATTTTCTTTCTTTATCATTTTCAATAGTTCTGCTGATGAACCTACGAACAAATTATTATTCACAGTAGAAGGACCTGTATCCTCTTGCTTATCTAGTTCCTTTTGCTTTTTAGCAAGCTCAAGAAGATCCTTGTTTGCATCAACCATTGTTTTAATTAAATTAGTGACAACTTCAAATGCACGAGCAGATTCAGATTGTTTTGCAATATCAATAATATCTTCTAAAGCATTATTACCTTTTTCAATTACATCATAAAGATTACGTCTTGCATATTCATAATCATTATTTTTTTCTGCCTTGATTACAGGAAGAACATCTATAATTTTAGAAGAAGATTCTTGATCAATAATTGGTGGAAGACCCAATGATTGAGAAATTATATCTTTTTTTGCCATATCAATTATTTCCTACTGTATCAATAATAAATCCATAGTCTGATGTTTCGTCAATTTGTGAAAGAGCAACAGAAAGATCAGCATTGGATGTTGGCAATCCTTCTGGTGTTAATCCAGGACGAATTGTTGTTGTCACAGGAACAGTATTTGAAGATGTATCCAAATGAACATTGGTTTCAACAATCTTAATAATTTTACTTTCAGAAACTGGACCCCAGAAGTAACCTTTAATTGTAAAATTTAGAATAAAAATAAGAACTCTTCTTTGTGTAAAGTCAGACTCGTACTGGTCATCTATTTGTACTGAATTCAATACAACAGGTATATCTGTTGATTCGTTAAAATCATTTCCAAGCATTGCTGCTGTAATTGTCCACTCTGGTGTAAAATATGGAAGGATTTGCTCAACAATTTGAAGTCCATCTTCCATTGTCTTACTCATACATTGAAGTTTGATTCCAATGTCATAAGGAACCGGAGTAAACACTTTCTTGTATACATTTTGTCCATTAATATTATTTTTACTAACAATTTTTTGCATTGTTTGTAATTTTCTATCAGGAGCATATGTTACACTATCAATTTCAAAAGACATTCTTGGAAGGTTTGTTGCAGATGGAGTGGAACCTGTTGGATTTTGAAGAATACGAGCTAGAAACTTGTCTCTTGGACCATATGCAATTGGAACTTGAATGGATTGTACAAGGTTTCCAGATGAATCATGCCTTTCAATAACAACACTATTGAATAGCGTTCCAAAGATCGCAACATACTTCTTAAATAATGAGTTGTAAAAAGGATTTGGACCTATCATATTCTTGTCTGACTTTCGCTAAATGGATCAATTTCA